ACTCAACAAGGGTAGTATCGAGTTTAGCAATAATAGTCGTATTATTGCCAGTGCTACCAGTGGTAGTTCCATTCGTGGTATGTCTGTTAACCTACTATTTCTTGATGAGTTTGCCTTTGTTGAAAGAGCAAATGAATTCTACACTTCGACATATCCAGTTATCTCAGCAGGTAAAGATACTAAGGTTATCATTACATCAACTGCGAATGGAATTGGTAACACGTTTCACAAAATTTGGGAAGGTGCTGTTCAAAAGGTAAATGAATATAAACCCTTTACAGTAAATTGGTATGATGTGCCAGGCAGAGACGAAGAGTGGAAGCGACAAACAGTCGCAAATACATCCCAGTTACAATTCGACCAAGAGTATGGGAACACTTTTTTCGGGACAGGCGACACACTAATAAACGCCGAAACGTTACTATCATTACGTGCCAACAACCCTAAAAAAGTTGATGGTGACTTTTATATCTACACACCACCACAGAAAAATCATGAATATATTATGACTGTGGACGTGTCAAAAGGAAGAGGTCAGGATTATTCTACCGCAACGGTAATCGACATTAGCACAAGACCTTTCAAACAGGTTGCTGTTTATCGCAACAACACTATATCTCCTATACTCTTACCTAATTTTATATATAAGTATGCGAGCCTCTACAATGAAGCATATGTGATTATTGAGTCAAATGATTCAGGACAATTAGTGTGTCAAGGTTTATACCAAGACCTTGAGTATGAGAATATTCACATGGAGTCTGCGGTCAAATCAGACCGTATTGGTATCGAGATGAATCGCAAAGTCAAACGAGTTGGTTGTTCATCCATCAAAGATATACTAGAAAACAAAAAACTAGATATTGTAGACGAAAATACAATCATGGAGATATCCACGTTTGTATCAAGGGGTCAGTCATATGAGGCATCTGACGGTAACCACGATGACCTAATGATGAACCTAGTCATGTTTGGATACTTTGTATCTACACAATATTTCTCGGATATGACAGATATCAATCTAAAGGAATTGATGTTTGCAAAACAGATGAAAGAAATTGAAGATGATGTTCCGCCCGTAGGTTTTATCGATGATGGTTCTGCCTACTTACAGGAACAACAACAGAAAGAAGATGCGGAACGATGGGTTTCGTATAAAGGAATACAGGATTGGGAATAATGGATTTAGGTGAATTCAAATCAAAAACTTTGGTTTCATGGTATCATGAGGCAAGAACATTTCAGGAAGAAAGACATGGTGAACATTACACTGCAATGCACAATGCGGTGAATACCTATCTACAAGAAGGGGATATCTATAAAGAACTAGGTGTTATGCAAGGCGTGTCAGTCGCAGCTGCAATGGTAAAGAACCCCAAACGAGTGGAGATGGTTGATATCAATTTTGATAGGTTTGATATCTATCAACGAATCTTCTATGACTATGCAATGCAATGGGATATTGAAATCAAGAAGTATCATATGTCAAGTCATTCTCTGAACTCTATTAGTGATGTTGATATGTTGTTGATTGACAGTGTTCATCAACCCCAATGGTTATCCCAAGAACTTAATCTTCATGCACCCAAGACACGAAAACATATCATTATGCATGATACAATCAGTTGTAATCTAAACCCGACAATCGAAAAATACGTTGAAGAACATCCTGAATGGAAGATTGTTACTAAGAATACGGATAATGTCGGATATACACATATCTCAAAAATTAACTTGTTATAAATAAAAGTATGTGAAAATAACCGTATTATGAAAACTTATAATTAGATTACGAAAAAGGAAAGAGCTATGGCACTATTTACACCCTCTCAATCCCCTGCCGTAACAGTAAAAGAAATTGATTTAACGGGAGTAGTCCCTAATGTTCAAACTTCTACTGGTGCGTTTGTGGGTAATTTCGGTTGGGGGCCTGTAGGCGTTACAACATTGGTTTCAGATGAAACTGGTCTTGTTTCTGCTTTCTCAGCACCTACCGATGACAATACGGTTGATTTCCATTCAGCCGCATACTTTTTGAGATATAGTAATTCTCTCCAAGTTGTTCGTGAGCAAGACTCAGATGCGAAGAACTCTATTGGTAAGAATGCTAACTCAACCGCTGCCGTGACTAAAATCGACAACCTTGATGCTTTTGAAGCCCTGTCTATCGACTCAGATAACGGCGCATTCATTGCTAAGTATCCAGGCATACTCGGTAACTCCATTAAAGTTTCCTATTGTGCTGTTACAGACAGTGACAATGGTGGAACAAACAACTTTAACGGTTGGTCGTATAAATCATCTTTTGATGCTGCTCCAGGCACCTCCAAATTTGTGGATGACCTTGGTGGTAAAAACGATGAAATACACATTGCCGTTATTGATGAAGATGGAGAGATTACGGGAACAGCAAACACAGTATTAGAAACATTCCCATTCTTGTCTGTTGCTAAAAATGCAAAGAGAAGTGATGGAACTTCTAATTTCTATAAAGATGTTCTAAAAACACAATCACAGTGGATTTTCGCTGGTGATTTTCACCGAAACGGTGACTCCGATGCTGTCAATGACGTATCAGGAGCAAACTGGGGCAATGACGCAACCTTAACTGGTTCAGAAGATTTTGCTGGTGATGTAACATTTGGAACAGGTAAATCAGACTTCTCATTCGATGGTGGAGTAACCTCATCCTCTCTTGGAACAGATGATGTCCTTCGTGGATTCGATAAGTTCGAAGATAAGGATAATATCGAAGTAGATTTCTTGATTGCACCCGAATCATTAACGAACACTACAGCTGCTACAATCGTCAATGACCTTGTAACAACTGCACAGTCTACACGTAAAGACTGTATCGTAGTAGCATCTCCATCGAGAACTGCTGCTGTAACAACAGGAACAACAGATGCTGTTGTGACCTGTGGTAATGGATATACTAAGTCCTCTTATCTCGTTCAGGATAACAACTACCTGAAGGTGTTTGACAAGTATAACGACAAATACATTAAGATTCCTGCCAACAGTTCAACTGCTGGTCTTATGGCATCTACTGATTTAGTCGCTGCTCCTTGGTTCTCACCTGCTGGTGCAAGACGTGGACGATATCTTGGTATTACCGACATTATTCTTTCTCCGACAAAATCGGATAGAGATACATTGTATAAAGCTGGTATTAACCCAATCAGCAACATTCCTGGCCAAGGAATCATGTTGTTTGGTGATAAGACCAACGAAAGTAGACCTTCTGCTTTTGACAGAATCAACGTAAGACGTTTGTTCCTTGGAATCGAAAGAGCGATTGCAGTTGCGGGACGTAACGTAATGTTTGAATTCAACGATGAGTTTACTCGTGCTGAATTCGTAAACATTGTTGAACCTTTCTTGAGAGAGATTAAAGGTCGAAGAGGTATCACGGACTTTAGAGTCGTTTGTGACGAAACAAACAACACTCCTGCCGTGGTGGATAGAAACGAATTTATCGCTTCAATCTTCATCAAACCTGCCCGTTCTATCAACTATGTAACATTGAACTTTGTTGCAGTTAGAACAGGTGTAGAGTTTGAAGAAGTAGTTGGAACGGTCTAATAATAGGATAAGGAGTAAAAAATGGCAATTTTAGGTGTCGATGACTTTAAGTCCAAGTTGAGAGGAGGCGGTGCTCGCCCTAATCTCTTCAAGGCAACTATCAACTTCCCAGGCTATGCGGGTGGTGATGTCGAACTGACCTCATTCCTATGTAAGGCTGCTCAACTTCCTGTGTCGCAGATGAACCCGATTGAAGTTCCGTTCAGAGGCAGACAGTTGAAAATTGCGGGTGACCGCACATTCGAAAACTGGACTGTTACAATCCTGAACGATACGGATTTCAATGTTCGTGACGCAATGGAGCGTTGGATGAATGGTATTAATGCACATGCTGCTAATACAGGTTTGACTAATCCAGTGGATTACCAAGCTGACCTAGTAGTAGACCAACTCGATAGAGATGAGTCAGTGCTTAAGACTTACAATTTCCGTGGATGTTTCCCCGTAAACGTATCTGAAATCGAAGTAAACTACGAGACAGTAGATGCGGTTGAGGAATTCACTGTGGAATTTGCTATCCAATATTGGGAATCTAACACCACAAGTTAAGGTGTTATCTAACATATAGATAGAGGAGTAGGGATAAAACCCTACTCCCGCTTCTATACGTAACGGGGATTTGAATACAAAATTATGGCAGAACAAGATAACAGCATTCTAAAACTATTTGGATTTGAACTGAAGAGAGCATCTCAGAACAAACCCAAAGAAGA